TGCTATTTCTAAATGTGCCTCACAGTTAGCTGGTGTATCTCCATCAAAGTTAGAACTAGCAGAATCAAATAACCCACTTCTATTATCAAAGAGATCATCAGGATTATCAGATGTTTGACTTAAAGTTGCAGTAATTCTTGCAGTATGTTTTGCACCAATATCAATTACATCTGCAAATTCATAATTACCACTTGCATTAAAATCAGCATTAGAAACACCAGAATCAAATGCTCTAGTAGTTTCATCATCAAAATTTCCAGAAGCACTATCAAAGAGTTCTGATGAATCTAATTCTATTGCATTGTCAGTTAATAATGTATTTGTAAATGTACCAGTAAAATTAGGGTGTTCTGACTGTGTTGCAACTGCATTATGATTAATAACATCAGTTACATTAGAAATAATAGATGTTGCATTAGAACTAAAGTTACCAAGTTTATCAACTGCTTTGATTAGATAAGTTCCAGCCCTTGCTGGTACAGTTATTGAAGTTGCTGGTCTTGAAACTTTTGTAACTAAATTAACTGAGTTCTGCCAATCAGCAGTTCCATCTGTTTCAATAGCATATCTAATTTGATAATATGCTAAATCTAAATCTGGTATCTGTGTCCAACTTAAATGTGCATTTGTTCCAACAATGTTACAAGAAAAATCATTAATATCAGATGGTGGTTCAATAGCACCTACGATTGTTCTTTGTGCTGTTACATAAGATGAAGATACTCCTAAAGTATTTACAGCTTTTACTCTTACGTCATACACCTTTTGGTCAACAACATTTAAAACTCTATGATTTAATCCTTTACCTTGAGAATAAATAATAAAATTTGAATCTGTACTTAACTTGTATTCTACTTGGTAATAATCAATAAATTTATCAGTAGAAGCACCTATAGATACATCTAAAGCTACAATTACAGTTCCATCATTATATTCAACTAAAGTATCATCTAGGGTTACACTTGCTGGTGGTTGGATATTAAATGGATTTGGAAGATTAGTAGATGGTATTGCTGGAATTTCGTCTTTACTAGTCCATGTGTAATGTGAATTTTGATGCTCTACTAAATCTAAACCAAGTGTGAAGTCAGAATTAAATTTTATAGATAAAATTCTAAATGGTTTAGCACTATATCCTAAAGAACTGTGTGTAACATTAACAATATCTCCAATGGCTAAATCATAAGCACTAAAAGAAACATTAATTGATAATCTAGCTGAATCTCTAGTTCTTCTTAAAATAATCTCAGCCATTTCTTCTGCTTGATATTTACTAGTAATAACTTTGCCAAAATCAAATCTTCCCTCAAGTAAGAATCCACCATCATCAGTTTTCATTGTAGCATGGCGATCTGCACTTGGTAATCCACTATCATCTATTGGTGGGAACTGTACTTCATCAACTTGGAAATTTCTGCTAGGCTCTACATAAGATACAATTACTCTATTATACTTTTCATTTTTAGCTGGGGTAGTTAAAGTATATCCACCTATAATATGATCTTCTGTTAAAGTAATTGATGCAGTTCCTGTTGTTTCAATAATTAAATTATATTTACCTTGTGTGTATGGAAGATAGCCTCTGCAACCTTTTAAAAGTTCTCTAACATTTTCTAATAATTTTTTAGAAGTATCTATAACTGCATTAGTATCAAATATGTTTATATCACTCCCACCAGAATAAGGTGTAACTTGTGTTTCGCAAACTTGTGAAGCATCATAAAAAGATTGTAAATCTATTTCATTAATTGATAATCCTTTTCCATATCTTTCATTTGTTAGATAATCTAATAAACACCAAGCTGGATTAGTTTGAAAAGATGCAGATTGCTCTACTAAACTTGAATTATAAGTTCTTACTTTTTTTCCTTTTATTTTTGCTTGTACTTTTGGAATTCCACTAAATGCGTCTTGATTCCATTTAAACCTTAATGCTAAATAACACAAACCTCTTAATCTATGATTACTTCCCCAATTTGATAATGTTGAAAGTAAAGAACTTGCAGATTGTCCATCAGTTCCAAAATGTGGCTCTACTCTAATTAAACTTTCGGCTGGTGGAAGAACACCATCTGGTGAAGCATCATTTTGATCAATTTTATGAAAATTAGTATCTGAACTACTTACATCATATTGTACTCCATCTGAAAATGTTGATAATACACCACCAAAAACATTTGGGTCTGCCCAAATAACAGGCTTTTCATCTACTCTTATTTCTTCAATAGAATTTATTTCTCCCTCTGACAAAACAATAGCCATATAAAGATATTGGTTTGTGTTCCCACCACCAGAATCTAAAAAGATACGAGTACCACCAACTAATCTTTCTCCATAAATTACAGGAATGTTTGCATCGTTACTTTGTTTATTTAATAATACTCCTGTTTCAAAATCATCAGCTTCATTAACTCCAAAATCAGGTATATCAGGTAGTTTTGGTCGCATTACCCAAGCTATTGCTACTGTAACAACAATAGCCACTATAGGATTTACAGTTGCAAAAAATGAAGCTACTGCACTAAAAATTGCACCTATACTAAAGAAAGATTTAATTTTAGTTTTTTTAACTTCTAATCCAGCACCACCATATTGTTTTAAAAGTTTTTCTTCTCGTTTATTTATATAAGCAAGGAACTCTCCTTTGGGTGCGTGTTTGTTTAAAATTTTCTTTGCTAGTTTAATTAGTATTTTTTCAAACCATCTAAACATTATTCTCTACCCCACTTAACATCTAAAACAGTTTGAGATGCAAAATCCATACCAACATCTGCACTAAAAAATCTTTGTTGTGATGTGTTGTTTGTTTTTCTTCCGTTTTTCTTTTCAAAATCAGCCCAATGTGAAACTACAGTTAAATTTACAACGCTAGATTTTGTATTCTCATTAATAGCAAAAGATTCAATATTTCCTTTGTAAAGCATAAAAGGATCAGCAATAATACTACCATTTGCATCTAATAAGCCTCTGAATATCGTTACTTCATCATTTGTTATATTTTCGTTTAATACTGTTGATATGAATGTTTGATCTGCACCAGATAAACTAATTAATAAACTAGATTTAGTTATATCTATTTCTTCTTGAAAATCCCCAATACCAATAACAAAATCTGATGGATTGTAAGTAACACTAGAGCCTGAAATAGAAGAAGTTAAAGAAAAGGAACAATCAGTAAAATTAACAGGGGTGCTAAAACTAATGGTAAGTAAATGGAATGGCCTAATATCATTAGTCGCCAGTTCGTTCTTTATCGCTGTTGTTAGACTTCTCGACATATTCTTCGTAATTAGTTTGGGTTACACTTTCTGTACCTTTTAACATAGTATATTCAAATTTGCTATTAGGTTTCTTGTATTCTTTAAGATCGTTAATACTAGCATCTATTTGATCTTCATTAACAATAATTTCAGCCACAAAGTCGGCAGTTATCTTGTGAGTTATTTTATATTTTTTCATTAAAGTGCTTCTTCTACATCAAATTCAAATTGATATAAAGCACTTCCATTGTTATCTGCACCTACAACTCCAAACTCTTGAATGTCATTTGTAAGATGTACTGTAAATGGAACATTATCATAAGTAATGATTGATGAAGAAACTGCTGTTGTTAAAGGTGGTTCAATAGTAAGTGATCCAGTTGAAATATCAGATTGATCTGCAACGACCATATAAACTTTATCGTGATTGGCAAATTTAATCATATCTCCAGCTTTTAATGTTCCTGTGCCTGTACCACCCAATGTTATTGATGTAGCCCCAGCACTAGCTGTACCATGAGGAATACCACTAGCAGTACCTCTAGCATCTTCTACTTCTGGTGGGATAATAGTAAAGTTTTCTTTGCCTGATCTTTGTTTAATTATAAATGCCATAAGTTCGCCATATACATCACTTCTTTTTGCTGTAATTACTCTAGCAGTAAATCCAAATCTTTGATTGTCTATTAGTCTAGCAAGTTTCTTACCAGATACACTTTTTGAAATAATAGTATTTTGGATAGACTTTATTCCTAAAGATTCAAATTTAGCAGAAGATATTGGAAAAGCACCAGACATTAAATTAAACTCTCCTTACCTCTTTCATTGACTGCATTATTAATTAATTGAGTTATAGTTCCTCTTGATCTTACAAGTAATTCTTCAAAGCCAGAAGCATCTACTGTGTTAATATTAAAATTAACTGTAGTAGCACCACCAGTTCCTGTGCCTCTAGCTGATTGTGTAATTTGTCCTGTTTGATTTGGTATAAATAATTCTGCACCTTGTTCTCCAACTACAATTGGTTGACCTTTTGATACTGCACCACCATTCGCAAAAAATGAAAAACCACTACCACCACCACCACCACCGATAGCACTTAAAATTGATTGTAAAACAATTTGTCTTTTAAGATTAGTATTTTGTCTTCTAATCATATCATCTTTTTCAGCTTCTTTTTTAAATAAAGTTTCTGATAATATTTTTTCAATACCCATCAAAGCTATTCTCTCTATTGTTGCAGAAACAATATCTACCAAAATTTTTTGAGCAAGTTCTTTAAATGATCTGTTTATACTTTTACCTAAAACTAATGCTTCTGCTAATGATCTTGAAACAGATTGAGTTGCATTTTTTAATCCATCAAAAATTTCAGTTGATAAGCTAAATTCTTTATTTTGTTGTTGAACTTTATCTAAAATTTCTATTTGTAAAGAATTTTGTGCCTCTATTTCTTTTTTAAATTGTATATGTGCTTCGTGTATGTTTTTATGTTCTTGTTTTTGTTTTTTAATTTCTTCTGTTCCATTTGCTAGTGTAACATTGACTTCTTCTTGTGCCTTGCCAATACGCATAATTCTATCTTCATAATTTGCTAAATCTCTTAATATTTGTCTTTGTTGTTTATTAATAAATTTAATATCAATACCAGGTATTTTATTTAATAAATTTAATAAACCCTCATAGGCAGTACGAATACCATCAACAGCAGTTGCTACCCCTTTTACAGATATAGAAAATAATTTAACTGCACCAGTTAAAACACTACCAATGACTTCTGATATTGTTTCAAAGGCATCTGCATTTTCTTCAATAAATTTATTTAAGTCTTTAAACTCTCCTTTTAATGCACTAAAAAATTCTGCGTTAGCAACATTCTTTTTAAAATTAAATAATTTATCACCAAGCATTGATAAAGTTCCTGTAAATGTATTAGCAAGTTCATCTGTTGCACCACCAAATTTACCATCTTTACCAAAGACTCTTTCAAATGCTTTTATAGTTTCTTCTGCTGTAACAGTTGCACCAGCTTTAAAGCCAAGCATATCTCTAACACCTTTTTCTCTGAATATGTCAGCAGAAGCTATACCTGAACTAAATGCTCTTTGTATTTGCTCACCAGCAGTTTGAAAATCTATTCCTGTAACTGACGCAACATTACCAGTTATTTCTAATATTTTTGCTAGTCTATCTGCATCTCCAGAAACAACTGCAAGATTACCAGCAGATGCTTGAATTTGCTCTAGTGAAAAAGGAACTTTAGAAGCAAATTTTGACATTACATCAAAGGCTTTTGCACCCTCTTGAGTACTACCAAATAATTGTTTTAATCTTACTGATAAATCTTCAATACTTCTTCCTGTATCAACAAATGATTTAACAACAACACCAGCACCAATACCAACTAATGCACCTCTAACAGAAAATACTGCACTTTTTAATTTATCTAATCTACCTCTAATACCATTAAAGGCTTGTTTAGTTTTATCTTGTGCAAGTATATTTATTTTAAGATTTTGTGCCATTATCTATGTTTTGCTTTCCTCATAGCTGATTCATGTTGATCTTGTTCAATCATCATATAACCTAGCCAATGATTATACTCCCAAACTTCCATTTTTAAAAGTTCAGATAAAGTTATTTTTAACCTATCGGCAACAATAAGTAAATTTTTTAATTCAGGTGTAGAGTTTAGTTTTTTTTTACTTCTTCTGGAGTGATATTTTGAACCATAGCATTTGAAATTTTTGCTACAACATCAGAATCTACTTTATACATCAAAGCCATTTTATCTTCTGGTTTAAAGATTTTATTACCATCTTTGTCTAGGGCTTTCATAACAAGAATATCTGCAAGAATACTAACATCTGACATATTACCAGATTTTTTAAAAAGAATATTCTTCTCGTAAAGATTTATAGGATTCCAATAAATGACACTTGGTTTCCCATGTTCATCTTTCCATTCAGGCACTTCTATAGATTGAACACCAATATTCTCAAAGTGAGAACGAGCATGATCTAATACTGACATAAATTAGGATTATACAGTTCCTATAGTTAATGCACCAGTTCCTTGAAAAGTAACAGTTCTTGAAACGATTGCGTCCATTGAGTTATTAACTGACATTCCTGTAACAATTCCAGTACCAGTAAAACTTCTGTCGCCACTTGCATTACCCTCTGGTAATAAAACAAATGAGATTGAAGCACCAGCAACTAGGCTTGTTTGTGGGCTATCTGTTTCATCAAAGTGCATTTCTAATGTTCCAGAGAATGAAGTTCGACCAGCAACAAATGATTTAGTAGCATCTGTTAAAGCTGTATCTTCTACAACATCTCCTGTAGTTTCAAGTGTGAATGATGTTAGTTCCCCAACACCAGTTCCACCAGCAGTAACTACGCCTTCTTTTCCGTGATGTGTTGCCATTTTTTATCCTTGTTAGATTTAGTTTGTTTAGTTTCTTTTTCTTGCTTATAGCCTAAAGTTAAAAAATGTTCAAGATTAGATTCATTGATAACTATTTCTGAATTACCTTTATATAATTTAATATCCTTAGCCATAAGTCCTTTTACAGTTTATCATCTTCTTCGTCAATATCTTCTTCATCTTCCTCAAAATCTTCTTCAAAGTCATCTGATACATCTTCTTCTTCCCAAGTACCATCTTCATCTTCTAAAGAGTTTTCTCTAATTTCTTCTACTAAGTCTTTTACTTCCTCGCAAAGCATAGATTCTTTATCGTGTAACTTTTCTATCTGATCTATTTTCTTAG